GCTAATCTTTTGCCCAGCCTGCTCTTATCACCCTCTATATTAGCAACGTGATCTATCAACGCATCTCCCAAGTTGTTTTGTACATCTTTATCGTTTCCAATAGTCTTAAATAAAACTGCATGAGCAAACTCGTGTGCCTCGGTAGCAACCAATTTCTTATCTTTGTTCAGGATAATATTAAAACTTCCGTCAGACTTTTGAGCTATAAAACCATATTCATTAGAAGCAGTTTTTGAATCAAATCCCTCTTCTTCAATATCAGCAATTTCTTTAGTAGACATTTCAGTGACCTCACCCTTTAAGTCACCTTTTTCTATAGCTCCTTTTATAGTAGTTTCTATCTTTTTTATCTTAGCTTTCTCAGCTTGCTTGATAACTGAGTTTGATATCTTCTCGTCAATCTCTTTTATTTGATTATCTATACCGACAGAGATAGCTTTATCTTTACCCTGCTTTTGCTTTACTAACCCTTGTTTTTGTATTAGTAAATCTACTTGAGAATCAGAAACATTTTCCGGAGCGGAATTAACAGCGTTAATTATACTTTGTCCGTAATTTTTCGCATCATTAATTTGATTAATGGTTGCTTGATGGTTATCTTTAGATTTTTGAGTTCTAGCATTCTCAAACTTTGCGTTAGCAACCTTTAGGTTGTCATCTAAGACATCTATAATGTCTTGACCTCTATCTTTATATTGTTGGTATACTTGTTTCTTAGCGTTTTTAATATCATTTACAGTACCTATGCTCCCTAAACTCCCAGACAGCATTAGAGTTGCTGCTATCGTTTCTTTTTGAGTTCTTAAGTCTAAAATATCAGGGGAATGCTGTAGTCCAACTGAGTACTTAGCAATATCTCCAAAAGCTAGTTCTAATTCCTCCTCACCAAGTTCCTTCCCCATGTTGATGACGAATTGCTTCGTTGCGCTACCAATAGCTTTTTTAGTAGCGGAATTCCTTAGGTTACTCACAAAACCTTTTAGTATCGTTTTACCAGCAGTTGAACCTAGGAAGTTCGCATCAGGCATTATCATTTGAGACAAGCCAGTTCCAAACGATTTCATACTGCTATAAGCATATGACTGGCCATCGTCGAGTCCCAAGTCTTTTCCCTCGTGAAAATTATCATTAACAGTCATTCTATAAGAAGCGTCAACCATTCTGATAGTGGATCTACCCTTGGGTGATGTTAGGAATCTTGGACCCACAGTGTTCCACAGGCTTTTAACTGGTTTTAAGTTTCCTTTTCTAGCCGACAAAATCACACCCACAGTGAAGGGTAGCATGTTTGCTATTGTTTTAGTGGTAGATCTAGCGTTTATAGTGTAGTTACCATCCTTGTCTAATATATCGGCACCATAATCAGACGTTCCAGCCCAATTGAAATTCGCGTAATTCTTGTACGAGTCTGAAACAGCATCATGCCCATCATAGTAGCGACTCTCCTCGTTCACAGTCTCGTCCATTAAACCAGCCAGCCAAACACTAGTCCCTATTGTAGCATCAGAAGCTATGTTAACACCCCCTTGAACAAAGGTTGCTACGCCATCGTAAGTTCCGCCCCAAAAACCTCTTTCCTTAACATATTTATCTCTCCAGCCCTTGTAGTCGTCGGTCATCTCGAAGTTATTGCTAATAGTTCCATCTACAGCATTAAAACCTAACTCGGTAAATGTCGTCTCTAACCTACTTTTTGCTGACAAAACTAAATCATTTACTTTCTCTCTCTCACCGTCTAAAGCATTGTATTGGTTAACTAAGTCATTATATTCGTTAGCTTCTCCTTCGGTCTCGAATGGCAGTAGCAATCCCTCGTCATCGTACTTGTTCGCAGCTTTAATCCTAGCATCTAAATCATCTCTCTTTTTAACAAAGTCCAAAACCACAGCGCTGTTATAAACGTCGTTAGCTTTTTCGTACTCAACTCCTATCACTTCGTGCTTAGCGTTTCTTATTATATCTTCCTTCTCACTAAGAGTATAGTTGTTCTCAGCTGCTCTACCCATGTCTTTGATAGAAAGGTCTTCTATTATCTGCTGTTCAACCAAGTTGTTTAGCTCGGTAGATTCTTCCTCCGTATCACTATAGCTCGAGTAAGTGTCACTAACGTTAGCTGTAGATATGTTATCTAAAGCCTTGTTAACGGTTTCTACCTCGTAATTAGCAGTATTAATCCTTGTTTGCTCAGGATTATTCTTTTCGTAAAAATCAACTTGTTTTTTAATCTCATTTTCGTCCCCGCCATTGTCTACAACTCTATTAGTTATCTCTGCAACCTTATCCTCGTGTTGAGTAACAATATTAATGTTATTTTGGTACGACTTATTTCTTGGATTAACCTTAGACTCGGTGGTTGCGCTTTTAATACTTTCTATTTCCTTTAATATATCAGCCGCTTCTTGAGACATAGAGGGAGCTTCCGCTAACATAGCTTCTAACTCCACTATTTTAGGCGAACTCGCTAACTCCAAATCAGTAGTCACACTAGCGATGTCTTGTTTTGTTAGTGGTACTTCAATCTCGGTATTTTCTAAAGCTTGCTCTAACTTTGATTTCTTTGACGCAAACCAGTCTGGCCCAGACATATAATCCCTAATCTTCTTAGCCTCGGGATCCACAACCACAACTTCTTCTTGTATACCCGTAGAATCTCCCTCCCCATTGGATGCCGTATCTTCTACCTTCACAGCGACATCCGCCTGTGCTGGTGCTTCCTTTACTTCCTCAGTCTCCTCTACCTCAATGTTAAATTCACTTTCTGGAGTAGCATCTAACACGGCTAATTCTTCGTCTGTAGCTCCGTTTTCTACTGCAGCTAATATTACCTCTGATTTCGTCATATAATTTTATTTACTATATTTTGCAATTAAATCCTGTGCTAACGTTGATTTTGTTTCTTTTGTGGCTGCTTCTCTTTTCTCAAATTCTGCATCGTGCATTCCTAACACCGTGTCGACAAACCCATCATTGAAGTCAACATCTGTTTTATTTAGGCTATAAAGCTCCGCGTACTCTTTAGATTCCTTAAACTCAGGAGTGATTTCTATACCAGTTTGATTTGAAATAAACATGTCGATTAATTCTGGATTCTGATACATGTAATCCTTAACAGCTGTTTTACCATCTTTACCTCTAACTAGCTTATTCAGATCTTTCTCTAGAGTGGGTCTAGTGACATTATTATATTCTTCAATACTAATAGCTCCATCTCCGTGTGCAAGCTCTCTAGTGTCAACTAAAGCAGCATCTACCACGTCCTCTAACTCGGGGTTATATTCACCGCCAGTATCTATAGCATCCCAAGCGTTTCCTCCATACATGAGTCTCGGCACGCCACTTTCATCTTCCACTATCAAGCCTTCTTCACCAAATGTCCCGTTAGCGAAGTTGTGGAAGTTTGTAGCTTGTTCGCTTGTGTTTGAGTTAGCGTATGTCTCATTTACTTCAGTGTCTAATAGTTGTTTTCTTTTGGTAGCCGCTCCCTCAAGGTCTTCGTTTAGTTTTTTTAATCCTTTTTCGATGTTATTAATCCCATCAATAGCTTCGTTGTAACCCTCAGCATTAGAGCCTAACGCTTTAATTTTTTCAAACTCAGCTAGTTCCAATTTCTTCAAAGGCAAGTACTGTGTGAGTTGATTATTAATCGACTCTGAAAACTTAGTTATCGTGGTTCCGTTAGGATTTGCGCTTATTAAATCTTGGGTCTTTTGAGTAGCATCTTGTATTGGTGAGTTCTTTACCTCCTCACCCGCTATATTAGAAACACCAAAACCATATCCACCTATTTGTTTGTTTGACATATTTTATTATTTTTTAAGCATATTTCCCCATAAAACCTTCCACTCCCTTACCGAGAAGCCCACCCGCACCAGCACTCGCCAGTCCAGAGGTAACTCCACCAAGTATTTGACTCATCCCACCTGCACTCTGAGCCTTAGCAGCTGCGGCAGCAGCATTACTCGCTGATAATTGTCCAGACGCTAATCCCATTAAACCCTCTTGCTTTTGATATTTCAACCCTCGAGCTGCAGCCGCACCACTCAGTCTAGATGCTTGTGCTTGTTGTGCTCCTGTTGCGATTTGCATTTCAGCTTGTGCTTCAGCTGTTTGTTTTTGACCGGCTCCCTGAGCTGCCATCACTTGGTTTCGTGATTCCTGTTGCCCAATAGATGCGGATGCTTGTCTCGCCGCGTTTTGACCTTGATTAGCCATTGCTTGCGCTAAACTAGCGATACCAGACCCACCAGCGGCGCCTTGCATGCTCTGCATTATGTTAGCTCTATTTTGATTCCCTTGCTCTGCTTCAAACTGAGCTTGTTGTTGGTTAACGGTTAAGTCCTCCATCGTATTCTCATAGCTAGTTTGTATGCCAGAATACGCATTAGTAACGTTAGCGTTTAGATTACTAGTGTCTAGTTTACCATAAGCTTTCTTTTGCTTGTTCATTTCTATCCTAGCTTTCTCTTGGGCTCTAGCGGCTGCTTTAGCGGCTTTATTCCCTCCAATCATATTCATGACTCCCCCAACAACTCCAAGAGCTGCTCCGAGGAACCTTGCAGGACTTACTTTTTTACCTATTGCCATATTTTTGTTTATTTGTTATTTATAGTCACAGTTTATGCTATTTTTTTACTACCCAGCTACTAAAAAGCCTTCAACGTTGAGATACAAGGTTGTATCAGTAATCGGCATGTTCCTAACATCAATAGTTCCTGTTATCAAAAGCTCGTTACTAGGTCCATCGAAGTATAGTGTGATACCATCTTCTAGCGTCTGCGCGCTACTAACTACAATGTTAGCTGCTCCAGTAGGTGCCGACTTACTAACCACCGTTGGATTCGCCGTTGTGGATCCAATCCCAACACCCCTAACCGTTTGGCCTACTAAGATATTCCCAACTTCCGTCATAGCTATAGTTGCACTAGCACTACTAGCAGCTGTCGTGGTTGTCGACACTTGGGTTGGTGTTACTACGGTATCACTTATAGCTACACTCATACCAGTTGCCTTACTTATTAACCCCGCGCCTTGGGCTATCACAAGTACATCCGCGTCAGCCTTAAGTGCATCAAGCTGCTGCACGTCAAATACTACATCCCCTGCTTGCGCTTGCACTCTTCCATTACGATCTATACTACTAATAAAACCAGTACTAACAATCCCTCGTACGAACACATCTTCTTCCTCACTGCTCTCAACGTCTGTATAATACCTATTTGACTCATCCAACTCCTGAATCGTTTTATTTACCACGTAGTTACTTATGGTAGTGGGAGTGGTAGTATTGCCACCAGAACCGGACCTTGACGGATCTAACTCCATTCCATTAGTTAAGTTAGCTATGTTTGTGATAGGCCATCTATAATAAGTGGAACCACTAATATCTTCCCCCGCAATAGGTGATGCCTCCGCTCCAAATGTAACTGAATTTATGAAACATAAATCATCTGTTACTGGTGTTCTAATCGAGCTAAACCCACGGCTATCTACCGCTGCCAGGGTGATTGAAAATTCGTGTTTGCCTGAGGATCCAGATACTACTTCGATCGCCGCTCTACCCGTAGTCGATGATATGTTGTTCGGTATCATCCCTCTAAATGCTGGGTAAAAAGTAACAGCAACACCGTCACCCACTACGTCCTCCTCACTCATTTCGATCTCGTGTATATTATCTCCATCAGGGTTGATCTTGGTAACCAAAGTTCCTAATCCACCAGAAATACCAGTGCACTCTATCAAATCACCAATCTCAACAACGTTTGGGTCAGTTGCATCCTCGTCTAGTATCATTCTATTGCTACTAACTGCTCCATTAGTTGTGGCTGTTGATTGACTAGTTTTAGACGGTGATGCTGTTGATATGTATAGGTTTTTAATAACGTCTTGGTACAAAATTTTTGTTATGATATTAGAGTTTGAACCCGTTGAACCATTTACATTTGGGCTACCATCCAAGTATCTAGCCTCAGAGAGTGCAACGTGCCTTGTTCTTATATTCTCCACCGTCTCTGCGATAATGTTAATTGTAATTGTTTTTAGAGAGGTTTGCTGTGGTAAGATAACACTAGTAGCATAAGAACCTCCGGCACCAACCTGTGCGTATATACGCTTGTAAGGAATTGCACTCCACGTTTTGGTTTTGAAGTTATAGTAGTTAACTCTATCGCCCTCGTACGTTTCAATACTGAACACAGCTCCCTCGTCAGCAATGATAGTGATAGCTTTCAGTCCTCCATCAGGAGATATGTCACTGTAGTCAATAATAACATCTTTAATCTCCTTTTCAATGTAACCATATAGTGCTAAGTAGTCAGCGTCTTTAGCTATACCACCGTCTGGTTTATAGTGAAAGCCCTTAGGTGCCTTTACATTATCAATTGACTTTATAAATGCTTCTTCTCCGTATGCCATATTATTTGCTATTTATTGTTATCTCACTTCCGACGCTAAAGATCTCTGCTTTCTCTCTAGAATTGTTGACGAACTTTGCTTCAGCATAGTAACCTATCACCTCCCCTACTGTTTGGTCATATTTAGAGAACATAATAAAGTCGCCTTCCGCTGGTGTATACTGAAATTTACCAACAGTGTCATCGACTTCTAAAGACCAATCCCCATTCCCTAAATCAGTTATCCGCCTTAAAACACCTACTACGTGTTGGACATTAGTATCAACCGAGCTCGAGGTTGAGGTTCCGCCGACCTGTGAGTCAATTGATCCAACTTGCGTTACGGTTGGCCTAGCTAAGATCAAATCACCAACTTGAAGCGAGACGTTTAAGTGCGGGAGTGTTAATTCGAATGTTTTCATTATTTATCTTGTATTAAACGTATTGGCCTCCAGACGCAACTACCATCGTCCACCGTTGCTGCTGGGTTGTAATTAATCGCGGCAGGATGTGTACATCCCTTTATAGCTGGGTTTGATGTCCCACCAACCACCGCTTGCTTCTCTTCCGTACATTCCCAAGCTTTAGTTTTAGCATTCCACCAGGAGAATACCGCCACGAGAGTATAAGGTAGGGTTGCTCCATTAGATACAACCATCGCTTCTATAAATCCATTAGGTCCGGCCTGAGGGTATAAACTACTGTGGTCCACGGTGCCATCATCATAGCCTGGTGTCATTCCAATTGCTCCCGCCCCTCTTGATAGAGCTGTATTTCCATTAGGAAGCTCTATATCCATTCTCCAAAGGCCATACGAACCTAAAGTTGCTCCAAACACAACTCCACCTGTACTGTTGGTGTAGAAAATAGCCGTGCCGTCACAACTGGTTTGAACAGGGGATATACAAGAACCATCATCATAGGTTGCTAATGGGTCGAAATTACTCGCGTCTCTATCCATGCATCCACCGCCACTGTTAACAACACCTCCAACAACACCTACACCTTGGAATGTGAAATCACCACTATCAGCACTTACGCTAAGGTCTATGTTTCTGTTTATGCTATTGTACCATTTACCATCTTTTTCTAAAAACTCCTTGACACAACCTTCTTCCTTATTAGTTATAATAGACTCCACGCTCCACCCTGGTTTGCTAGATAGATTGTGGGGTTGTTGGTCACTATAATCAGTGTTTGGCTGTAGAGGTATCTGTTTTTGTAATTCAGTAGTGAATCTTTCGACTTTGGATTGACTACCCTCGTAGTTCAGAGTGTTAAACACTTTGACCATGCTAGGGTCATTATTCAAAATCACATCGAGGGACGATGGTTTGAACACGCCGTAAAAAGTGTTTCTATCTTCCGACTCGCTGTAATGTAGATATAATCTCCCCTCATCAAAAGTGTAGTAGTTGTTCGCTAGGCTAATACCATGCTGCATGTTTGTGTAGGATTTAAAACTGACCCAACCACCAACTTTCTCGCTGAATGATAATAGGCTAGGCTCAACACTACTTTGTAGTTTGAAACCAGCCTTTAGTGGTGTTGGAAACTTCATAAAACCTCCGTCAATAGGTCCTTGTTCTGGATAAGCACCCCATATGTCTTTTAGTGGTTCGAGTCCCGTTGTTTGGTTAACGATTTCATCAGAAATCCCAATACGCACCCAGAACTGTGTTACACTTTGTGTTCCAAAAGTAAGTGGAATACCCGTGTCAATACTGGTAATAATTGTTCCTATTGGAAGCAGAGGCGCATTTGAAGATGGGTCGTTAAGTGTCACCCCATCACCGATAGCAACACTATTGCTAAATGAATATTTAAACCAATCAGGTTCAGAGAACCATATACTTGCTTGGGATGGAGTTGTTGGTGGTAATCCGCTACCGGGTACGTGTTTTTGAGTGGCACCAGTGATAAATGTTTTAGCACTAAAGAAAGTACTATTCGTCAATAGGATGTTATACTCGTTATTCCTATCGTCATAGCTCCCAATTAACTTCTTGTTCTCTTTCAAATTGTCTCTAAACCAATCTTTCATTCCAGCATCAGATATAGGTGTTAAACCATCCTTAGATAATCTCATTACAGCTCCTCTAACTCTATCTGTGAAGTAAGCTCTGTAGGATTCCTCCGCAAACGACTCTGGGTTAGTCGATATACCATACTCACCGGCAAAGGGTATTGTTTGCCCTAAAACTCTATCTGTAGCTATTAATTGTGGATTACCATCAGCATTGTATAAAGCATCTTTATTTGCCGATATCCTTAATATCTTATCTTCACATAGAGCCACTAGGTCGGAGTCTCTGGAGTATAGCTTTTGAATACTACCATATACTGGGTTAACGTCCTTAGTGATCTTCTCTCCAGCAATAAACTGGTTTAAATTATTTATACCAGAAGTTGAATTGTATATACCTGAGTATATCAATCCATACTTCCGATGTTCTTCTTCATACTCTTGCTCTAGTGTTGTTGACGCTTTTACCCCATTAGATATGTACGGTAAGTTAAAGTTGTCTCTAATTCTATTAGATTCAACTCCATTACCAAAAGAATAACAGTTGTGCCATGGCAAGACGAATTTGTTTCCAACCAAGTTCTCTTCAATACTTATTTTCCATTGATTTGTTCCAGGACCATTATCCACAAAAGTGACATCCGCTTCTATTATCAAGTCATCTGGCCTATTGAATAGACTAACTCCTTGAGCGGGGGAGGTTGTTGGGCTATCTGGATTCATTACGATTACATTCTCACCCTCATGTCCAACAACAACAAAATTGTTTGATAGATTTACCAGCTTAGTCCCTACTGGAAAGGCTCCTCCCACTGTTTTATCATTAACCAATGCTGGTATAGCTCCTGATGCCTCGTAGTATATGTCTAATTCTGTGGATTCCTTAGGTTCTGTCTCCCATATCGCTGGGTTGTCAGATAAAATTTCTATAGGTTGGATTTCTTCGATGAATTCCATAGTATAACCAACTGCACAAATAGCACCTAAACCACGTTTCCTACCTACTGTGTTCATGTTAAACTCAGAGTTAGGGCTATAACCATTCATACCCACCTGTTCGAAAGTATAATCCTCATTGAGGTCGGGTTTGCTCGTTATAAACAACTCTGTGTGATGAGCCGTGGTTAGTGGTCTTTCCCATCCACCAAGATATAAAAGGAACTTACTACCGATTGGTACAATATCTCTAACAGCGAGGTTTGACGGGTTGATTGCACTACCACTGGACTCATAGCGCGTTAGAGCCATTCCTTTCGCGAGCTTCTTAGTTCCATCCGTCAGTGTGTCAACGGCTATGACGAGGTCCACCCAAACAGAAGTGCTACCGGTTACAACTAGATTACTAGCTACATTTACTGCTTTCAACTCAACTTTAAGCCCGTTTGGGATAACCCCAGGTGCGACTGGATCCCAGCCCAACGCTGGGGTTATATCGTTTATGCGAAATGTTTTGGTGTTATTGAAACTCAAGTTTTCAGCCATACTATCTAGGTTGGAACCCATGCTAGTTTTAAGTGGAAAATTAACCCCTTGTGAAAAAGTTGAGGATGTTGGTGAGAGGTGGTAACTTGATTGCGCGTTATAAACCTGGGGATTACCCAAGACATTGAGATCATGCTTACCATGGCTATGCCTTCTTTCATTATGCCCAACTACGCCTCCGTTGATCACGTATTCTTGTTCAGCTGGATCTTCCTTCCACCTAAAAGTGCTACCAGTTTCTAATGACCCGGCAAAAGCAACTGTACTCGCATCTAGGTAGTCTGGGTTAGCAGGTAAATTTGTCAAGTTGCTCCAATTCCCAACTCGCCAAAACCCCTTACCAGTGTTATTGGCATTGTCGAAACCAGGTTTATGACCGATTAAACCCCCGAAGCCTAAGTATACTCTCCATTGACTTCCCCAGGTAGTTATACCTTTACCGGTTACCGGTGTAGGGTGTTTGGACCAAGGAAAAGACTCTAGATCGTCATTGGTATTAATTGAGTAACCCTCTATTGGGCCCTTGTCTACAAACCACACTTCATTGTCTCTAGCGGAATCTCTATCCGATTTGTAATCACTATCAGTATAACCTTCTTCATACCACTCCCAATCAAATCCAAGCCCATGATTCTTGTGCTTATGTTTCCACGAAGCAGTTACACTCCTCCCCCTTTCAGCCCAATCGCGGTCATAGCTGAACTTATTCACCATGCTTTGATTGTGTGTTTTATAACCAAACTCCTTCCACCATTCATCAGCATCCTTAAAGTGATCCCCTTGGTATTCCACACTACCAGCTGTAGGGGAACTCTTCAAATGTACTAGTGCTTCAAAATTATTATCGTTTAGAAATTTTTTAGCATCTGTAATATTAAGCAATCCTCCCAATCCAATAAACCCATTTTGAGGCTCTTTACCAATTTTATCTTCGTCATCATAAGGTATCGTTCTATATTTCCTAAAGTATATAGCGTTAGCAGTGAACTCATGGATATTGTAATACCCATATATATTTATGTTTTTGGTGTTTCCAATCCCATTAGCACCCGCATTCCACGTGAGGCCGGTGATGGGGTGTTGGTAGTTCGCTTTTAAACGTGCTGCGTCAGTATTGCCTAGCAAGAAGTTACCAACCCCATGAGTATGTGTTTCAACAAGATCGGGTTCCATAGAGTACACTTTCTTTTTTGATATAATTCTTTGTCCTCCTCCAGTCGTAGATGTCTCTATATTCTTCCTAAAAACCTCATCAAAGTATATTTTTACAAAAAACTTTCCATCAAACTTAGCTGAATTCTCTACTTTATACTTGTATATATTGACAATGGCTCCATCCTCTATTTTAGTTTGACTAACCCCAAGTGGATCGTCTGTTATAAAATTGACGTCATCACCTAGGTTTTTGGCTAGCTTTACCTTGTACTTACTTGACGCGGCACTAGTATTAACGGTACTGTCGTAGTTATTAGTGATAGATACTATCTTATACCTCTCGGAGATAACATCAGTACTGGTATGGCCAAATTCAACCCACAGTTCCTCTGTCGCGCCAGCTAGGTCACTTCCCGATGAACTTATAAAAGGTCCGTACCTCATATCAAACTCATCCCTACCCTCCATTGGAGCGTTATCATCAATTGCTGAGAAGAGATTGTCACCCGATACAGAATGTTTTACAGTGGCGGCTTTTCTCTTGGTTGTTTTAATAAAATCGGGCGCTTCATTTTCAATAGCCAACACTTTATACCTAGCCTCCTCCTTCACTAGATCATCAGAATCAGATCCTTTTTTAAGAATTAAAAACGTATCGATATCTAACTTGTTTCTATCACTAGACGGGAATGCAAGCCAAATGTTTCCGTCCCCAGCGCTATACCAACGATCCATAGCCATGTTGTAATATTCTGTGCTCGTTTCTTTAATGAAGAATTTAAAGTGAGATAGTGATTGTGGGTAATCGTCAGAAGAAAACTTCACACCAAGTCTATTTGCCTTGTCACCATGCTTTTTACTATATTTTACTATGGCTGTCGCGTTAGACAGAACAGGTGTCTCTCTTCCGTGCTCGTCTAGAAACACCACACCCAACTGGTACTCCCTTAGTGATTTAATGGATTTAAAGGCTTTGGTAGCTTGACTGTTATTTTGAGCAAAGAAGCTCATGTTTGTGTCATCGAATGTATCGTCAAACGCATCGACTAAGAACTCAGGAACAAATTTATCTCCAGCTCTAGTCTCTAAGTCGTAGTTTTGAAAGTAATTAGCATACACAATTCTATTCCCAGTTATATCTTGAGCAAGGGCTTTCTTAGGAACATTGTCCCACGGTCTCAGTAGCTGATTCGAGGGTATTATACTGCTAATAGTCTCTCTCTCTATAGTAAAACCAACCGCATCAAAATTAAGATTAGTACTCGCTGTAAGCATTTTATTCCAAACGTTGTTCTGGGTTCCGTTATTATGGTAGTCATTTGGCTTTATGGTATCCACTACGTAAACACTTGGTGAGGCGTCGTCTTTAAACAGTATGTCTATAGATACTACATCTGCCGGCGTCTGCTCAGTAACTATATCGAATAAATCAACTCCAGACAACCTATTCGTCATACCTATGTTATAACCTTTTCTAGGGTGATAATCAAAAGCACCAGGGGAAAATGCGACTTGGGTAAAAGGTGCGAATGCAGAGTACTCACCATCCTCGAACTTATACCTATAAGAAAATCTTGGGTATTTAAACTCAAATAGTTTATCTTGTGGATCGTAGAGGTCTATGACGTACTTTAGATTCGCTGTTCCACTAGCTACTTCAGGAAAGCCATCGATAGAAGTTAACGTTATATATAGAACATCATTACCAGCATCATCTATGTAACCTTTCATCACGAAATCGGTTAGAGGCACTCCAGGTGGATCCTGCGTACTAGTGTTTTCATCAAAATCAAATGCCTGTAGGACAACAGCTTTACCCACCAAATCATTAAAACCGTTGACCCCGGTTAAATCATTTAGGTTATTACCAGTTGTATTGGTTGAGGTTGGAAATGATATTTCATTCCCACTTGAGTCTATACCTGACTTGATTTCGACAGCAAACCTATTCTCACCTGCCACCGTTGAAAAAGTATTGAAGTTATGAGTACCAGCTCCAGTTATACTGAAGTGAGTAAAAGAACTAGTACCGTCATCAGTGAGTGATATCTCCATAACCGCTGTGTATACTTTATCTGGATCTCTATGCGTCTTAAGTTGCATTCTTGGGGCTACTTGCGGTGCTTTTTTAATAACGGTTATGTGTTTCTCTTCGATATCAGTGAGACTACCCGTTGAGTTGTTCAGTAGTTTAGTGGCATTACTCCCCATAGTACCATCTATACAACGTTGTATATTTATTTTTCTAGGCTCATTGACATTATCCGTCCAAAACAACATGTCGTCAATAACATTTATACCAGTGATAATCATGTCGGAAGCGAATTTCAGAACACTGTTATCTTCATCCCTAAACACAACCGTGCTCTCATCCCCATTGTACGATAATATAAAACACGACGATGGCGTCCACACTAAGTAGTACATAGTATCGACTTTTTCGTCTGAAACCGCCCCTATGACAATGGCATCACCCCCAACTGGAAGTGGAATCCCCGTGTTATTTGCTAAAACTATTTCCTCGTTACCCAACACATTTTGAGCTGTCCCAACATCAGATCCTTCTGAAGTTGCCACTTGTATGTTCATTGCGTCTCTATACTCTCCGTCAGGAACAAGTCTCTCGTCGAGATCCTTATTCATCTTCCCGCCTGTAAAATGGTGCTTAATTTCTGGCATGTACTAGTGTTTTATTTGTTTCGATTTACCTCTTAAAATTTGAGTAAGTTCTTCTAACTTTAAATTTGATAACCTTAATTTTGCAGTTCTAATAGCTGCAAACCTTTCTTTCTTAAACCTAAGAACTTGATACTCTGGGACGTTAGCTCTACCAGATAAAAGAGCATGTGATATCCACTTATACATTGCTTCTTCTGCAAACTTGTGAACTTGCATTTCCCCATCCGTGCCAAGACTATCGCTTATGTAATCTAAGATCACAGTTTTTCCACTAATATTAGAGCTAAAGTGTATTTTTCCAGAAGTACAGTCTATATAGAATGATCCATTCGTTTGAGCGTGCTGAGGGTCTAAACCAAATCTAGATCCCTCGGTAGGCCAATAAGTATCGTCTTGATAGTCATCTTGGTTTTCCGCTGGGGTTGAAGAAGAATAGTTAGTCGAAGTGGTATTAGCATCTTCGTCTCCAACCTTAACTAATGAGACACCATCTATAATACAGTTCCCTGGCGTACCGCTTGTGTTTTCGATCCAAAAGCTATATGGAGGATAACCCCACTCTCCACCTCCACCATCCGCCCCAGAGTATCCTAAGAAAAATGTTTCAGTGTAAGTGCCATTAGCAGTCCTCGTTATACCTACAAACGCATCACCATGTTGATCAACTGCGGTAAATCTAAACCCACCAGAAGTGTAACCGCTTATAGTGTATGTTACGGTATAAGTAGTTTGGCTTTCTAAAGGCACGTTCCTTTGCACAATTGCAGAGTCCTCGGGCACGTTATACGCTCCAATTGCATAATTGTCATACCCATAAAACCACCCCTCACTACTAGCGGGTACTATCATATCAATAATTGGAGTGCCAGTAGTAGGACTAGTGACAATATTTGTTGATGCTACATCTCCATTAGCACCCACTATATTAATCTCCCAATCGCCTATTCCGTTAAAAGTTCCATTTTTAATTAGGTTACCGGACTCTATTAAATTCCCGCTACTAAACAAGTAGTCTCCATCTGAATTTTGCTGGAATCTTTCAGGGTTAGACGTATTAGATGTTGGGTGTATCAAGTGCTTTATACCAGCAGAATCAACCCAACTAACTTTAGTGTAGTTAACGTAATCTTGCGGTAACGCCATTTGTAATGATGAAGGAATCGTAACCTCTTGGGCTTTACATGATTTTAATGTATCAAAGGATAATTCCGCTAAAGCTCTCTGCGCATGGAATGCAACATCCACTCTCTTTGCTTTGGGAATAATTTTATCCTCACCGACATACACTAGCATGAATTGATTTATAACGTCTTTCAACGAAACAAATTGATAATTACCGAGATCACTACTACTATAGTATTCCTGGGGAGTGCTGTTTAATAACGCCATTTATTTTTATTGTTTTTCTTGTTGTACTTGGGATTGTTCTAGAGTTGCTCCCACTTGCACTACTTCTTGTGACTTGAGGTTTATACCAGCAAGCTTTAGGACTTTGTAAACTAATTCAGTTTCCTCCGAAGCATGTAGTTTAAAGTCGACAGATATATTGCCATTATACAGTGGCTTATCATTTACAATAACATAAGCCCATTGAGCTGTCGGGGGTCTCTCTATATAACTTATATTCATATTGTGACTTGTTGGAGTGGCGAATGTATTTTGGCTGATAGCAACTGTTAAACCCGTTGCGGTTAAGTAACCAATTGGCCTTGTTAGAGTAGGAGCTGTTAGTGGACTAATTCTAGCCGCATCAAAATCCTTACTGTTTAGCATCTCTACTTGATTGGTACCAACCCTAACGGTACCTATCCTGTATATCTCGCTCCTAGGTACTATCATCGCACTACCTATAGCGAACATATTACCAGCCATCCACCCATTTCCTTTTTCCATTTCAAATTCACTCACCTTCTCGTTCAAGACGGATAGCATATCCGAGTATTCGTGAGCGTTTCCCGCTGCTCTGTTGAATTGATTTATGTCATAAAAATATTGTTCAAATATTTCCATTTGTGCTTGGTTAGCAAGTAAGTTAAACTCCTGAGGCGTTATATAGCCTCTCTGCTCTTTATTAGCCAAGACTAACACTCTCTGATATACTGTATCTATACTTACTGCCATAATTTCTTTTTGTTTTGTAGTTTACGATCGCCCCGTAGAGCGACCGCATCTACAGTTAGATTAATTTAATCTTTTTTCAATATTGGAGTAAATCTCCATTCCTTCATCTGTCTTGAACCAAGCAGCTAAAGCTGAATAAGGATGCTCATCAAACGGAACGTTCATTAGTTTTCTATCGTTAGATCCCCATGAAAAAGTTCTTTGGTCAGCTGTTAACTTTAGTATACCCATTTCAGTAGCTTTAATCCCAAAGTTTCTAAGTACAACATTTTCATCATTCACTAGTTCTAAGAACAAACCTGGGTTCCTCTTAGCATATAACAGTAAATCTCTTTTAAGCTCCTTAGAACTCATGTTTGACACCTTAGACCCCACCTCAACACGCATAACGGCTTCTGCCATATCTATATCCATGTTCATCGCAGCATTTAAAGCTTCAACCTCTAGCTCTATAAGCTCTACTTGGTCGTTAGCTATGGCTACTGGCTTGTATTCTGTATATTTTTTATTTAAACCTGGGTGGTATAAAGACAGTAACTTTTGTAAAGTTTGTTTGTTTTTAGGAACGAGTAACACTCCATCCCTAAAAGTCACGTGTGCTAACCTGGCATCGCCTTTAAACTCATCTACAAACGGAGTTTTTTGATTGCTAGTGTATTTCAACTCTCTTTCATAGCCCATTTTCTCATCAAACCAAAATATGTTAGTTGATTTTATAGTGTGTGATAAAGCGGCTCCGTCTTTTAAGATATAGCTTCTGTCTTTTATCTCCCAGCTATCTTTTTTTGGTGTTTTCATTTTTGGAGTCATATCCACAGTATCTTCAAAAAATTCTGTAACTACTTCTTCCATTGTTTCGATTTGAGGTTCTACCTCAACTTTCTTTGTTTGTTTCTTTGCCATAATATAATATAATAATAATTAATAAAAATAAAAACTACCCCCATATTTCAGGAGGTAGTTTTAAATATAAATGCTTAAGCAGTTAATAACATGAAGTTATTTGCACCTTGAGTAATTAAACATCTTTCAGATAAGTGATGTACTTCCATCGCGTCTAAATCAGAAGTAACAGCTCCAACAGATCCAGTGATCCAAGACTTCATTTTTCTTGATTCAGTTTGTGATGCTCTATATCTAACATGTAAGAATGGGCGTTTTAGGTTTTTACCTAAAGCTTGATCGTAAACTGAAGAAACTCCAGCTGGAACGATAACACCATCAATATCAGCGAATGCTCCTCTTGTAGTAGCATCGTTTAAGTATTTCCAGTCAGATTTGTAGAAATCGTAAGATCCACGTCTGAAGCCAGAGAAACCTAAGTTTAATGCCATATCTTCAGAATTGTCAAATACTCCGTAAGAAGTACCTCCAGATCCGTAAGCATTCATCCCAGCTAACATATCGTCAATAGCTAAAGCAGTTCCTCTATTTAAGAACATCATGTTCTCTTCAATAGCACCTTGCTTATCAAACTCAGCTAAGATTAAATCAAATGATGCTAAGTTATCAGCAGCACTATCATCCGCATTAAGTTGGTCAATAGAGTTACCTCTAGATTTAACAGCAGCGAATAAACCTTCAGTACCAGATAAAGCGCCAAGCGAAGCCGCAACACCAGCACTAGCCGTAGCTAATTCACCTTCAATACATGTCATTTCACAGTAATCAGTAAATCTAGACACAGTATCCCCAGCAGCTTTTAAGTACCATAAGTAACCATTTTGACCATCTTCACCCGAAACCTCAATCCAACCAATAGCTGATGCATCAGATCCTGATACTTCGTAAAGGTCTTTTAAGATAACTGGTTTGTTAGTAAATGATGTAACTTCTGGCTGAATAGCTTCTGCTCTACCAGTTTGCCCCTTCTTGTACTCAGATCCATAAACAAATCCTATTACCGCGCCATCTGTAAACGTAACATTACCTGATGCAGATGAATTCACTGCAACTTGAGTGTAAGGTTTCACTGTATACGTAGTGTTGTTAGATGCTATAGCAGTAACATAACACTTAAGAGTTCCTACACCCGTTCTGTTTAAAACCACAGTATCACCAACTCTAATCCCATGAGTTGTATCTGTTGTTGTTACCACACCTGTTGCCGCTACAATAGCACCATCAGCAACCATATGTAATCTTCCTTGTTCTGACCAAACCACTTGGTCTGAAGCCATTGCTTCTTCAGCACCTACTTGTGCTAAGAATCCTGAAATTGTTCTGTTACCGAAAACTTCAGCTTCCTTTTCCATTAAATCAGGTAAATATTGTTGAGCCCAACCGCTGTTTCTTAAATCAACGTATGCTGAGGCTACGGTTTGTTTACCTGGAGCTGGTACGGAGTTTAACGCTCCACCAGCAGTAATTGTTCCTGTTGCCATAATTTTTGTTTTTAATTTTTAAATTTATTGTTTTTAATCTTGAACTTGTAATCAGAAGAACTATCACCTAACACCTTGAACTTAGTACCATTCGTTTTAATTTCCCCATGACTTTGTCTTGGGTTCATGTCAACGTTTTTGGATTTAGCGATACTATTTTTCATAGCATCTGCTTTACCTTGTTCGTAAAAGTGGTTCGCGACAGCGTCGGGATTCATTGCTGTGTACAGAGATTTATGGTAACCCTTAGCATCTGACATTTCATTATCTTTATTCAAGAACTTCTTGACAAAATTATTAATGTCGCTTTGGTTGTTTTTAACCTCTCCAGCGTTATTCACGTTAAACCTGTATTTCTTATCACCGACGTTATATTCAAAACCTTTGAATTTGTCGTTAAAAACTTGTTCAGTTTTACTTAAGAAAGTAGATTGTTGTGCCTCTGCTATCTTTTGAGTCTCTCCTGACTCCTTATTGTACCTATCAAAGAAACTAATTGCATTTTGTTGCTCTGTTGTGAGCTTCGATCCGCCTTTAATGTCTTGATAGTATTTAGACTTTTGCCCGTCTAGGTGGCTTTTAGCGCTGGCAACTTGCTCTTTAAGCGCTAATTTCTTTCTACGTATATCTCTATCGTCGTCTACATCTTCGTCGAATGAGAATGTATCTTCCATTAGGAAGTTAATTTCTTCGTTGTTTAAATGAGGTTTTGTTTGCTTATAGAATTCATGTAGTAGATCATCATTATCCATTTCATTGTAATCTTGATTAAGCTTAACATAATCACTTATATCTCCACCAGTCTCATCTATAAAGTCAACTAATTTTTGGATATTTTCTGGTAAGGGTTTCCCGGTAGCCTCAGCCTCCGCTATAGCTTCAACAACTTGCTCTTCAACCTCTTCAACCTCTTCATCAGTAATTTCTTCTAATACTGGAGTTTCTTGTGCTTGAACTTCCGGTTGTACTTCTTCTTGTTCTTGTGTGGTGTCGGCATTTTCAACGCCATCAACCACTCCGCTGTCGTCAGTGTTACTTTCTTGAGTTTCATCTTGGATTGGTTCTGGTGGTTTGCTTAAATCCACCTTAGCAACATCGTTGTCATCAGCAGATTCAAATTTTGTTTCTTCAACCTGTTCGGTTGGGACTGTAGTCTCTTCGACTACTTTTTCATTTTCTTCTTCCATAATATAATATAATAATAATTAATAATTCTAACTAGGATCAAACTTCCCCAAACTGAAATCACCACCTAGTATATCATTACCTGATGACTCAAAGTTTTTAGCTGGTTTGTTGTTTTGTTTTTGATCTATAAGCTCACTTTGTTGTGATGCTTGCATTTTCGTTCTACTATCTTTACGATCTTCTTTAACCGTGTCCTTCATATCGACTTGCTTCATGTTCATTTGTTGAAGTTGCTGGTTGATCTCAAACTCGAACTGCATTAACTTCATTTTGTGCTGAACTTCTAAATCCATTTGCTCATTTTTCAACCCAGCTTTTATTTGTTCTAATTGAGCTTGGCTTTGAGATATAGCTTGGTTTTTCTGAACCTCACTTTGAGCAGCTGCTTGTTGAGCTTGTTGATTAGCTTGAGCTTGAACCTGGATATTCTCTTGCTGCATTTTTTGATCGCGCTCCATCTTCTTTTTCCTCCTGATCTTTAGTACTTGATTAGCTAGTTTAACATTTCTAATCTCTCTAACGTCAATAGCATCTTCTAAGTCTATTATCTTTTGCTGAAGAGCCATTTGAATGTTGTTTTCTAACAAAGCTTTCTCCTCTTCATCTGGCAGTAGCTCTAGGAATATACCGAAGTCATATAAGTGTAACTCAGACATCTCATCTAACGTAGCTAGATTGTGTCCGCCGATTGCTTGCATGAATGCGTCTTTTGATGGAGAATACTCTAGTATGTCAGATATTCTAAGTGATAAACACTCACAAGTTTCAGCTGTTAAGAATAAACCCGCTTGTAACATGTGTCTTGTAGCTGTGTTTGAATTCGCTGCCGCTAATTTCTGAACACCAACTAAAGCGTTCTTATCTGGAGTACTACCGTCTCTAGCTTCGTTAAGACCAGTTACATCTCTTATCATTTGTAGATAGTAATTATACGTACCTATCAATGCTTGCATTTTATTACCACCAGATCCTGATTGTATTTCTTGAATAGGAACTTTCCCAGGGTTTTGATCACCCTCAGAAGTAAAACTCCTACCGATAACAGATCCTGTTTGGAAGAACATGTTTAGGGCTTCTTGTGGACTGTAATTCGTTCCATTACCTAAATCGATCTCAGCTAAACCATCAGCATCCAAGTAAACTCCATCAGGAACCATTCTAGACATTATTTGCTGTAATTTCAAATGAGTCAACTGGATCATATCCGCAAAACCAGTAATCTTCCTAACCAATGAGTCAATCTTTCCGTTATACATTCTAGGGGCGACTATAGAGTAATTCATTCTAACCTTAGTGTAATCACTCTTAGGTCTCATCATGTTCTTAGCTAATTCCCATTTAAGTAACCTATCAGTACCAAGAATCATAGCACCATCATAAAGGCATTCTATAGATCTCTGTAGTTTAGAATAGTTGAAATCCACGTTCTCAGGTGGGTCAAACGAGTCATCTTTCTCAATTACCTTGGCAGAACCACTACCAGTTTCCTTAACCTTGTAAACCTCGTTCATATAGGTCTTGTAGTTAAAGTATACTACTTGGATAGTATTAGTATCTCCTCGGTGGTTGGAGCTTTGGTTTAACTTGCTCTTCATTATCTCCTCTAAATCCGTCTCTGTTAGGTGTGGAAATTGCTTAGCTAATTCATTAACCGGAATGGTCTTTACTTCTCCAACATAATATATGTCATCGAAATAAGGTGAGTCTGTGTAAGAGTACACTAAGTTAGCCGGGTCAACGTAATCTATAACAACTCCCTCAGAAGTGTTAAAGCTAGTTTTTGTAGCTCCAATACCTATAACAGCAAGATCATGGTAAAACCTTTTCTTTATCAATTCAAACTTATTACCGTCCAACAAAGTATTTATAGCTTGTTCTTCAGCAATCTCTACGGCTTGCTTATATGATAATTGCATGTGTAATGCTAATTCTTCTTCAGAATCGGGTAACGTCTCCTCGTCGTGCTCTGAGACTTGTATCCCAAAAGCGTCTTCAGTGAAAGCGTTAAACTCTTTAGTTCGCATGTCAGCTAAGATAGAGTCCATATAAGCCGTTCTCTTACTAACACCATAAGGATCTTGAGAGTACGCTTTTATATCATACATCCTAGAGCTCATACCGTTAACAACAATATCAACAAACTTTGAGATTATAGGGACTGGAGTCCAATCTAAATTAAGATAGGACAAATCACCGTTGATCGATAACTCATCCTTATACTTTTGAATAGACTGCTCGCCTCGAGCATACAATCTTAAATTATGAAAATCGTTAGTATTGGTCCCATACTTATTAGAACTACCATCATTACTGAACCATTCTTGCTCTATAGCTTTACCAACTTTTAAACCATACTCGTAGCTCAACTTTTCAGCATCACTTACGGTTTGACTTGGGAAATAACTTTTAATGCCAGACTCTGCCATATTTATTACTTGATTATTTGTGAATTGTTTCCAGTATTTGAATATCTAGAAACCGTTATATTTAATTTTGGTTTTTCAACCGTTGCGTTTGGAGCGTACAAGTGTCTATTGTTAGCCATTATAGCTAAACCAGAACTTATCGATGCATCGTGCTTTGTTCTCTTGTTTATATCAAACTTGGACCAATCATTTAGAAGTTCGTTGAAGTAACAATCTCCATGTGTTCCATCTTGCTTAATACCTACGTGATCTTGAATGTACATCTCAATAGCCGCGGCGTGTGCTTGTTTTATATCCTCACTTGAATTGGGTATTCCACCAACTTCTTTTTCCGCTACAGATAATTTGTTCCAAATTTTATCAGGTCTGTTCATACTAAACCCTCTATATCCTCTTCGCCTTAAATAGTACAGTAGACGTGGTTTGTTGTTCTCCGCTAATATTGGCATCCCGTAAAAAACTAAAGCCATTAAAACGTCTTCAAAGAACATCTCAGCTGTCGGGGGTCTTGATAGGTATTCTAAAAAGAAACTGTTTGCCGGAGCATCTTCCATGCTAAACTTCGTTAAACCGTGTAAAGCTCCTTTGGATCCAACTCCATCCACCGTCCCTGATATGTCATAACTATCACAACCAAAAGAACCCATATGAGCATTCCCAGGATGCTTAACCCCATTCTTTACAACCACATTGTTTTGCAGTTCCTGAGGTGGAACCCAACTTAACTTAAACCTACCCTTTGGGTCTGGGTAAAATATAACTCGTGAATCCTTAATTCCATTAACCCACTGAAAATTACCTCTAGTAATTCCTAACGTCCTAGACATCTCTTCATTGTAATCTATCTGCTCGTAAAGCTTTGTTAGATTAAATATACTTCCTTTCGTCTCGTCTCTAAACGCGTGTTCTGTTGTTCTTGGGAACTGACGGTAGAATTCATTTAACCCATCTGAATCATCTTTTAAACCATCAACTTCATTCTGCCAGTTATCTATTACACCTACATCTATCAGTTCACCGTCTGGTGCGAATCTATCGATATCAGGATTAGTAAAGACTGGAACTCCGTACTCGTCAATAAATCCCTCGTAGTTCCACTCCATTGGGATAAAAAGAGAGTATAGTCCAGACTTTGTCTGACCATTTCTATTTCGTTTCGTGACATCTGATGAGTTGTATAATTTTTTAAAGTTCTCCCCTCCTTTATCTAAAGCATTTGATGTTGATCCCATCATACACTTACCGATAATTCTCGATCCTAATCTTAAACAAGTTTTTGTAACTCTCCAGTTATTTAATATATTATCTGGTCTCTCCCACTTACCACTCTCATCATGCACTAGTAATGCTAATTTCTCACCATCATAACTATTGTCTCCAGTATTCTTCCAGTCAATCGTTGTGTCTAATCCTTGTATATCCTCTAACTTCTCATTCGCCGTGATCTTCTTTCTAGTAAACTTACTAGCGGGAACACGATAAGCAAGCTCGGATTTTGGGCGATCCATACCATCTTGTACAGGTTTAAAAAAGAATGGATAGTTAATTGATATAGGGACAACCTTGTCGGTAAACATTTTTTTAGCATCAGCTCCAGATTTAGATAAGATTCCATATCTACTATCACTCGCTAGAGTAGCTAAATTAACGGTTTCCGCGGAAGACATAAAAGAAAATCCAGATCTTCTATTCTTAAGGTAGCACATCCCATAGCATCTCTTATCTGCTTTGCAGGCTTCCCAAAATATAAAGAACAATCTATTTGCTTCTCTAAAGTCAGCTGCACCAACATCAATCTTACTCCATTGCAGGTACATATAATGAGTGCCTGTTATCCAAGTTGATTCTCCATTATTCGTAAACCAAAATCCTTCCTCTCTCCTTCTAAACTCCTCATCTATATAATCGTGCCATTGATCCTTTTGATCCTCTGGATAAGCACGCCAATCAAAGATGTTCTTTAAGCGCTCTAATTCTTCTGGCTGAGTAAATCTAACCCATTTATCTTTCGGGTCCTTATACACGTCCTTAGGTACTTTAGGTAGAGCGATGACTAGGTTTTGTATCTCTATGATTTCTCCTATCTGACCATCGTGAGATAACACTATAATGTCATGGTCCTTATCATATCCATACTTCCACTTTTTCCCTTTGTTCATTCTAGAGATAGTGGTGTTCTTTATCGGTTCAACCGTTTTAACTAAACTTTGCTCGTACATTATTTAGATCTACCTTCTGCGAATCCCTTAAAAGTTTTTTCCTTTGCCTCTTCAGGTGTTTTACCCTCAAGCAAGTCTTCTTCTTCTTGGATTCTGTTAAGTATCTCAAATGCATCAAATATAGCTAGTTTTTTTGACGCTGCGGCATTCTTTAGTTTATCAGCTGTTAAGTCGTCTTCAGAATCAGTGACAATAGCTTCTTTTGCCACCTTAATCAGCTCCTCAACTGCTTTGTGCCCAGCTTGGATTATATTCCTCTTCGTTTCCTTGATGTTCATACTTGATTGTAATAAAATTAGATAAAACTCGATATAGTCTCTCGCCATCAACGATAAACTCGTATTCACCACCTGGTCTAAAACCAACTAGATCGTTTACTTCAGCTGTACCGTCAGAATATTTAACGATACCTTGTAAGGGTTCTTCGGACTCAATATTGAATTGGTCCGTAGTTTTTAATGGGGAGACAAAGCAGTATCCCCTAGGGCAAATCCACTCATCATCTCTCTTGTATAGAAAGATTTGATCTGAAGCTATAAAGTAAGTTGATTCGTCGAAGTAGCTTCTACTATTCTTCTCAACTCCCTTTACGTTATGCCAGCGTCTAAAGACGTTGTGGTGTACTAAAACTGTATCACCAGCAATTATATCCGCGTGACCAACAATTGGAGTAGACAGTACTGTGGCTTCTCTATTAACATACTGATGGTTGTAAATCTCAGTATTTAGAATAAGCTCTCCACCGTCTAGTTTCTTGGTGTTGTTGTATCTCTCTCCTTTTGGCGTTACGACAAAGTCATATACGCTTTTCATTAGTATTCGAGGTTATACTCGACTGACACCGCCATGTTCTTGTTAAAGTCCTTCCAAGGTAAAATGTCTTTTTTCTTTTTAATGTAGATAGAAAACTTTGTTTTCTCCTCTACGATATCGCAGATAGTGTGTCCACCATACACTTCTTGCCCCACGGCATAGTGCATAGCGTCACTCTTATAATCTTTACCGATACTAATCTTTCTTATCAGCTTCGCCATTCTCTGGATAGTTTATTGTTCCGTTTTTGATGTCAATATCGATAGTACCGTATTGCTTCTCCAACTCACCTTGTAGGTTCTCAAGCTCTCCTCTAAGTAACGTTATACCATGCATGTTCTCATGCTTCTGTAATTCCATAGCACCAACTTCTAGTTGACCTCTATTTATGTTATTAATTAGTTTCTGAACTGATTCCAATTGCTCGTCGGTAATTTTCTCTGGTTTAATACCTTTCAATTCCTTGATCTTTGCGTTTGTTCCTTTTGTAGCCATAATTTAATTTAATTTAATTTAATTTAATTTTACTTCTTTACTTTTTCTAGTGAACGTCCACCGAAGTAGGCACCGATCACGGTTATTAATACTAATTGTAATAAGTCTGTCCACTTGTCCTCAACTACAAAGCGAATCGTACCAGCATCGATGAATATCATCAATACAGTAGATACCACTAAGAAGACTAATACTAATGGCCTTATGTTTTTACTAAGCCAAGAGTCAGATTGCATGTCCATCTTCCAGCGCTCAGTTACTTGCTTTTGCATCTCCGCCTCATAGCTCGCTACGAGTTCCTTGATCTTTAGTTCAGCTGCTAGTTTCTCGTCTTTAGAAGTATGTAGGTTATCTAAAATCCCACCTACACTCTTAACGAGTTTAGCTGCTCCACCAGACAATATGTTAGTTAGGATACTCATTATTTACCCTCTGCGTCTTCTCTCGCTTCGTGCGCTCTCTCTGCGTCGCTTCTTTTCTTATTGCTCCTTTCGTCTTTGATATCTTGTAAAGACTTAGCTAGTTGTTTTTTTGTTGGGTTATCGGTATCGTAGTCGTTTATAGCGTTTTCGTAAGCTGCCGATTCATCAGTATCCATAACATTACTGATTTTATCTACGTCAAACTTCTTAGTCTCTGGCCCTGCTTTTTTTGTAACTGGTGAGCTTTTGAAACTCATACCTTTCATTTTAAATGCCATATTTTATTTTTATTCGTTTCCGTTATTTGCGTCGTTTTCCCATGGGAAACCAGTATCTCCAGCTTCCTTCCATTGTCCATCTACTAATATTGAATCTACGCCATCAATATCTTCTCTTTCAAATCTCTCTCCATTATACATGATGTGATCGTCATCATAAGCCAACTTACCAAGCTTCATGTCTGTAGCGTGTCTCATTTCGTGATTTACTGTTTGTCTGTACTCAAAGCTAGTGGGGTCAAGCCTGTCACTCACATATATAGTTCCGTCCATATTAGCTTCACCCAAGATACCATCCCCAAGCGGTTTAGCTATGATAGGTGTTCCGGGGATAGAAGCCTGTTCGTTGCGTCTAAAACTCAACTTAGCTTTAATCTCACCGTTACTTGCTTGCAAACCTCTTTCTCTACCTAGTTTAAACCCCATTTATTTATTATCTAAAATTTTTGGTTGATATTAGTTCCAGTTCCACCCTTCTTCTTAGTGTTTAAAGTCACACCCTCACCAAACTTGAAGTTACTCCCCTCTAATTCTTTAAGCTCTTTTTCGGCCTTTAATCTCTTCACTTTGTTAACCGCAGTCTCCGGCTTAACCTCCGCCTTTTTTTCTTTTTTTGCTGGTGGCTTGTAATACTTACTCGGATCTACGCTAACAACGTCAGGTGTTTTAGAATTACCTAAAGCTCTCCCCATCGCCATGAACTTCCCCATAATACTCTCCTCCTTGCGGAACGGAGTTTTAGCATTAAAATTCTGTGCAAATGATTTTCCCTTCTTAAAGTTTGGCATAATTATCTGTCTTTATCTTTTATCATATCATCTATAGATTTATTAAAAACCTTGTCAGTATATGTTTTGTTATTATAGAAAACACTTCTCTCGGAAGTAGGTAAATCTTCTTCACCTAGTAGAACTCTATATATTCTACTTATTATTTGTGAGCATTTAAACGATGTCTTAAATACAGAATACTTTATAGTTGTTCTGTTTCTGTGTCTCCACGTTTCAATCCATCCTGCTTTCTTAAGTTTCACCCAACGATTGTTATCCCAACTCATTGTGTAGGTACCATCCTTAAAACCTTGTCGTGTAAATCTTCCTTTACAATCTAAGTAAATTAACAGTTCTAAATCTGCATCTGTTAACCCGTAAGTCTTACAAGCCCACTTTCTAGTGAGCCTATAGTACTTCAGTATGTTCATTTCTCGTAAATCTTGTGCTGTTAGTCTCAAAGTGCAGGTTTATTGGTCTATATCTAATATCACATGTAACGGTGATATAATAAGTTATTCCACTAGCACTACATCTCTAGCCTGTATGACTTGATACAGAACGTCTTTAAAAGAAATAGCATGTCCAGCATGTTTGTCATAGAATACAATATCTCCATCCTTCAAGCCTTCAACTAGATTTCCAGTGGATATTATATTTGCTTTGACGTATCTGTTGTCAACATCGGTATCGTCTGTCATTATAAGTCCAGCAACCGTCTTAGGCTCTGCTTTTATCTTATCGACTACTATATAGTTATTGATTGCTTTCATTAGTCTCTCATGTTTGAAATTACACAATCAGCGGATATGATGGTAAGAACTACACTCACAGCATTTTTCAGCGCAGACTTGGTTACAAGTACCGGGTCTATTATCCCAGCGTCAATCATCTTAACTCTTTCACCAGTTATACAGTCGATACCGTAACCCTCATGGTCTTCCGTACCTTCCATGATGTGGATGCCAGCATTATGAAGGACTGTATGGAAAGGAGCCATAATAGCTTTCATTAGTATCTTTTCACCAACCGCTTTAGCGGAGATTTTCTGAGAGGCATTAAGTAAGGCCACACCTCCTCCTGAAACAATACCTTCTTGCAAAGCAGCTTTAGTTGCATAGATAGCGTCTTCTATTCTATCTTTCTTTTCTTTAAGCTCAACCTTTGAATCAGCACCCACTTTAATGATACCTACAGATCCTGATAACATCGCTAATCTTTGTTGATGCTTCTTTTGTATAAACGGGTTCTTATCCCATTCTTTTATAGTTTTCTTAATACTAGCCATTCTCTCCTCCATCGCCTCCTCAGGTGTATCTATAGTTAGCACAGTGTTCTTGTCGTCAGTTATAGCGCTATAGGCTTGTCCTAAGCAATTTATATCTATAAGATCTAAATCATCACCTAACTGTTCGTTAATCACCTTAGCGCCTACTAGAAACGCTAAATCAGCTACCGTGTCATCTTTAGTGGGACCAAAGCCTGGTAAGTCGATTATATTGATCTTTATGTTACCTTTAACCTTGTTCATAAGTAAAGCAGCTTTAACTTGTTGTTCGACAGGAGCTACTATAAGTAGTGGTCGCTTAGCCTTTATAACATGTTCAAGTACTGTTTGTATTTTTCTTACGTTAGGGATTTCTGAAGACACTATTAATACTAATGGGTTGTCAAGCTCAGCGATCTGCTTGTCCTTGTCAGTAACAAAGTGTGGAGATGTAAGTCCTGAATCTATCTGAACTCCGTCGACGATTTCGACATACGTTTCTTCAGTTGGGGACTCTTCCATTAATACCACACCATCTTTACCTACTTTAGTATAAGCTTCCGCTATAATCTTTCCAAGCTCTTCGTCATTGTTACAACTAATAGAACTTACAGATTTCAGCA